GCAAGTTTGATGTAATGGTGAGTTCCGAATCGTGTGTGATGTTAGAGGTCGTCAGGGTCTTGTCCGATCCCATGAGCAAGTTTGATGTAATGGTGAGTTCCGAATCGTGCGTGATGTTAGAGGTCGTGATGGTTCCAGATGTCGTCAGTCCACCTACATCAATTGTGGCAGTTGTGACTGCGCCTTGATCTGTCACGCCTTGAAGATTTGGTTGGGCCGCGGTGTTGCTAAGCAAACCTCCATCTCCTAACAACAAAGATGCGGTGAGTGTTCCATCAATTGTAGCTAGACCATTTACATAAAGATTTGCAGTAGCATTTATATTTGAAGACGTAATGATGTTAGCTTCGAGATTAGCCATTTGACCTGGTGTGGACGTGAGTGTTTCATAAACCAATGTTCCTACTGTAAAAGACCCCCCGTTATTGACGACTACGTCTGATGTAATAGTCACTCCATCTGATGCACCAATTGTCAATGGTGACCCACCTTGAATGTTGGAAACTGTAATGGTTCTGAAGGTTGCGTCGCCGTTATATTGGATGTTTGCTCTCAATGCTCCGTTTGTATTGTAAACTTGCAAACAATCATCATTTGGAATCTCAGAAGATATAAGTTGTATAGACGCCAAATTAGACACGTTGGAATTTGGTACGGTTACATTGCTGTCGTCTACATATAACATTGTATTACCTTTAGTCACAAGTGAAATTTGATTACTTCCATATACATTGTTGTTTCCAAATACAATTGCAGCAGGGCTTAGTCCCACCTGAGCCTCATTAACGATAGCTTTTGTATAAACATATTTTGCTGTAGTAAAACCTGGAGTTGTAAGGGCCAAAAAATCACTTGGATTGGTTGAACCAATATCGTGTATGAAACTATCACTTGCGGTTATTGTTCCTGAAGAATCAATTTTGGACGCACTTAAGGTTCCTCCTATGAAGGCGTCGTTGGTGACCGTGTTGAGGTTGGTGATCGTGAGGTTAGAGGACTGAATGTTGGATGCACTTAGGGTTCCCCCAATGAAGGCGTCGTTGGTGACGGTGTTGAGGTTGGTGACCGTGAGATTCGAGGTCTGGATATTGGACGCACTTAGAGTGCCGAGAACTTCATGAGAATTGGTGACCGTGAGGTTAGAGGTCTGGATATTGGACGCACTTAAGGTTCCTCCTATGAAGGCGTCGTTGGTGACCGTGTTGAGGTTGGTGATCGTGAGGTTAGAGGACTGAATGTTGGATGCACTTAGAGTTCCTCCGATGAAGGCGTCGTTGGTGACCGTGTTGAGGTTGGTTACCGTAAGGTTCGAGGTCTGGATATTGGATGCACTTAGAGTGCCGAGAACTTCATGAGAATTGGTGACCGTGAGGTTAGAGGTCTGGATGTTGGACGCACTTAGTGTTCCCCCAATGAAGGCGTCGTTGGTGACGGTGTTGAGATTGGTGATCGTGAGGTTAGAGGTCTGAATGTTGGACGCACTTAGGGTTCCTCCGATGAAGGCGTCGTTGGTGACGGTGTTGAGGTTGGTTACAGTGAGGTTCGAGGTCTGAATGTTGGATGCACTTAGAGTGCCAAGAACTTCATGAGAATTGGTGACCGTGAGGTTAGAGGTCTGGATATTGGACGCACTTAGGGTTCCTCCTATGAAGGCGTCGTTGGTGACCGTGTTGAGGTTGGTGATCGTGAGGTTCGAGGACTGGATATTGGACGCACTTAGTGTTCCCCCAATGAAGGCGTCGTTGGTGACGGTGTTGAGGTTGGTTACAGTGAGATTCGAGGTCTGGATATTGGACGCACTTAGAGTGCCGAGAACTTCATGAGAATTGGTGACCGTGAGGTTAGAGGTCTGGATATTGGACGCACTTAGGGTTCCTCCTATGAAGGCGTCGTTGGTGACGGTGTTGAGATTGGTGATCGTGAGGTTAGAGGTCTGAATGTTGGACGCACTTAGGGTTCCTCCGATGAAGGCGTCGTTGGTGACGGTGTTGAGGTTGGTGATCGTGAGGTTAGAGGACTGAATGTTGGATGCACTTAGGGTTCCCCCAATGAAGGCGTCGTTGGTGACGGTGTTGAGGTTGGTTACAGTGAGATTCGAGGTCTGGATATTGGACGCACTTAGAGTTCCTCCTATGAAGGCGTCGTTGGTGACGGTGTTGAGATTGGTGATCGTGAGGTTAGAGGTCTGGATATTGGACGCACTTAGCGTTCCTGTAATATTAGCGGGTCCTGATAGATAAAGATTTGATGTGTTAACGTTGGACGAGCTTAATGTACCTGTAATGTCTGCAGGTCCTGATACATAAAGATTCGATGTGTTGACGTTAGAAGAATCCAAGATCCCCGTCGCGGTCAAGTTAGTACCTCTAATTTCTCCGACAACGTCCAATTTTTTAGTTGGTGTAGTTGTTCCAATACCTACATATGCAGCTGGATGGACACCTTCTCCACCAGAAATGAAAAACACACTATTACCTTCATCTTGAAAATCCACTACGGGCTGAAGTCCTGTTTGATTTGCTACAATAGCGGGACCGGTGCCTGCATTTTGAACATTCAGTGCAAATGACTCTGTACTAGTTGACGTAATTGTGACAAAACCTCCTGTTACTGACAAATTTCCAGTGATCAATACATGATCTGAAACGCTCAGACGAGGTGTCGTCATACTCAAAGCAGAAAGAGTGCCAGTGACGTCAGCAGGACCGCTGACATACAGATTTGATGTGGCATTGATATTGGATGCTGTAACACCGGACGAGGAGAGATAATTTCCAGCTCCTGTAATTGTAATATTTTCAGAAGATGTAAGTCCCGCCGAAGAAATAGTTCCATCCACTATGGCATTCCCTGTTATGGTTGCATCGCCTACAACGGTGAGATTGGTAATCGTGTCTGCCACGAGATTCGATGTTGATACAGTAGCAGCAAAAACCGTACCAGTGGTTGTTAGTCCCGTTGTTGTGACAGTTCCTGTCACTGGATCTGATTTTAGATCTTTATTTGAAGTTAGGTTAAAGTTCCCGTCACTCAACTGAATGACACCTCTCTTCCCTGAAGCAACAATCCCTCCATCAAAATCAGAAGAGTTGTCTATGGAACTCATTACTATTAATTAAAGACATAAAAACATATTCAACTAATAACGATGGACAGGTTCGACCCTCAGAATGAAAAGCATGTTCACTGGCTGAAGGGCTCTTTTGAGAAGATGGAGCATTACACTTCACCCGAATCTCAAAAGAACGGCAAGGAGTTTGTCCGTTACGTAAACTCTAATCCATTTGGGTTAACTATTAACGCCAGCAACGTCATGGACTGGCCGATGATCCACTCGATGATCGCCACAAAGTACGCGAAGGCGGTTCTCACTGGTCAAGCCTGGCTACCCTGATCTCATAGCCAGGAAACGTGTGACCGACCTCTGAAAGGAAATTTTCCATGATTTTGGTTCCTTGATTTGACATGAAATCAACGTAGATCATTTGTTCTTTGTGATCCACCTTGATGGGTATTCCAATACTTCGCAATCCATCGTAGTGGAAGGGGTTCACTGGCACTTCAATGGTAGTTGTCTCCATAGTTTAGTCTACAATGCCATGTTAGTTTTAACCCTGTATCCTTTGTATATCTTCTTTGCCTTCTTGACACATTCATCATGTAGATCCCCAATGAAGTATCTGGACATCGTGACAGTCACCATTTTTTCATGGTCATCCACCTGGGCGTCGAAGTCAATAGTCCTGATGCCCTCAAATTCCAGGGGTGAAACTTCCATGGCGATCGTCTCGTGTCTCATACTTAAAAATATAATGATTTTTATTTTTAAATATGCTCTACTACAGTTGCTTGTTCAGGAACGTGCCTGCGTACATGTTCAATAAGCGCACCGAACTGAAGAGACCCACCAAGAAGATGATTGAAAATCCTCACGAGCATGTCCACGACTGGATGGAGCACGAGGAGCTCTATTCTCGTCTTCACGATCAAAAGGTTCGTGAACAAGAGAACAAACTGGATGCCATGGAGTTATTCTGTAAGGAAGAACCTCATGCTCTAGAGTGTAGGATTTATGATGTTTAACGTTGTGCCAGCGACATAGCGAATGGATTGTTGTCCAATTGTTTGACAGCAAGGCCCAAGTTGTTTGTCCTGAAATCTGCATTTCCCTTGTAGGCATTGTTATTCTGCTTCCAAGTGATATCGTAATTTTGGGCGATGGACTGGTTTCCGGCGCCTCCCTCTACGACCGTGGAAAGACTGTCGCGGGTCTTGGTGATTTTGCCCTGAACTTGTGTGGCCGAGCCGCGAACGTTCATGCGGCCACCCGGAGGCGTGTAGCCCTTGTTGCCGCGTTCGGCGGGACGCAGAAGGATAGTATTTTGGGTGTTCTGGTAGGCACCTTCGAACGAGTGGATTCCGGGAGCAGCCACGTCGTTGGTTCGCGCCACAAAGTTTGCCTTGTTGCGCGTAGGAGTGTCCTGATTTGTTGCAGAGGATACTATGCGTTTAGGTGCACCAAACTCAAGACCGTCCATGCGGGTCGTGGTTTCCGAGCGGATGGTGGGTCGCTGCGTCTTCACATACTGTTCGCGTTCGCGCTGTCCGGTGAGCATTCCACCCTGACCCTGCGCGCGACCCTGTTCCAGAGGACGCTTTCCCTCGGCGCCCAAAAGTTGGTATGTCTTCTCGGGGCGGTTCTGAGTCACCGTTATACGCTCTGCCCCACGGTCAACAAAATCCTTGGCGGGACCCGACCTGCCCGGAAGAGTGGTCAGGCGATAGGCACCGACATTATTGGGCATCACGCGGAACTGCTGCTGATAGCCACCGTAGGCGGGAACGTTGGCCGGGACGCCGATACCGGGACCGACGAACCTTCGCTCGGCGGACGACAGATTGTTCATGCGACTCGAGACATTCTGGCGATCATACAGATTATATACGGGCTGTCCAAACGGGAACTGTGCATTGGGTGCTGTATCTTGAAGGGTTGCCACGACCTCTTTCTTAGGGTTGATGACGCCACCCATCGGATTATTTGGATTGAACGTCCCGGTGAACAGATCCGTCACGGCTGTCAATTCCTGGGTTGGAGTATTCACATTGTTGCCAAAAAACGGCAATTGCTGTGTCTCCCGGTTCGGAACGGGTGCTGGAGTAAAACCTTCTTTGCGGTCACTGCTGGCGATTTGACGACCCGCCACAGCAATCCCTAACAAGGCCACAAGACTCAATGGGTCCATATTAAAACTAGGGTAGATTTAAATTAGGCTGGATAACGACGATCAAAAACGGCGTTCTGAACATTCGCCCGGCTGCTCGCGGGATCCCACGACCGAGTACGAAGAGGCACCGAGCAAGACATCTCCATTGAAGGGAAGTCGTATTGGCGACCGGCATAGCCCTTCTTGAAGAACGTGCTAGACTGAGGCCGGAGCATGTCCTCGACCAGAATCAGATTTCCTGGAGCCCCCTTGCCAGCCATGTAAGGGGCCGTCCCGTAGAGGGGTGTCGAAGCGCGACCCGAACCTGCATAATTGAGGTTGCTGACTACCGGAGGCGCGATCACGTGATCGTAGGCGCAATCCACTGGCAGACTCTCGGCATCCAAAAGAACCTTTGACGTGTTGAGCTGATAAGCCATATTACTATCACCAGAGATTTTAACTAGTGGTGCCACCGAAAGTTCCTCTGAGCTGCTGAAGTTCGGGCATCCTGGACTGTCCAAACATTGACGCGTCACTGGGATAGCAAGCATCGGTATTATCCCGACAGACCTTGTTCATCAACGGGGCATAGGCACCGCGAAGGAATGCGCTCTGATCGTTGGGGATGGTCGTTGACGGCATGCTGTAAAAGGCACGGGACGCCTGGTTTCGGCTCGAATAGACGTCAGCCTGGTCGGTGGGAGTGCCGTCGTTCATAAACTTCTTCACCTTGTCCTTGACGGTCGGGTAATAGCACGCCGCCGTTCGCTTCGGGTTGTCCACGTAGTCCGAAATAAGTACATTGGCCATGGGATTTTCCTTGGTCGGTTGCTCGCACGACTGCCCTGGGGTGGTCGCGTTGAATCTGACCCCCTCCTCCTCGAACGAAGCTGGTCGCATGCCTTCCTTGATGCCTCCCGCCAGAAGCATGGAAGCCATGACCATGATAACCGTGAGACCCAGGTAAATAACCCTGATGTCGCGATTGATGACGTAAAGGATCGCCATGGTGTAGAGGATGAACCTCGTGGCGGCATTGAGCCTCTCCACGGGGGTCTGCTTGGCCAAAGGCCAAAAGAGTAGCACCTTGTTCTTGGCAAACAGATGCGATGGATTTCTAAACCACGGTTGTTCCATTCTTATTTATTGACTAGTTATTTTTTTCACTCGGATGCACCGGGTGGCTGCTGAAGAATCTTGCTCAGATTTCCCATGAGCGGGCCAAGGGCGCCCATGATCTTCGCTTCATCGAGACCTCCCTGACCGTCGCCGAACTGCTGCTCGACCTTGGAGGTCATCTCCTGCATCATCGCCGGGTTCAAAAGATTTCCAAGGATACCGGCAAAGGGGTTAGACTCGGCGTCGACATCTTCGCCCTGGGGTGCAAACATCTTATTGATCATTTCGGGTGAAAAGTCCATCTTGGTTTGGCGGGACGCCTGGATCTCCTCCTCGCTGACGTTGTTACCGAGCACGTAGAGACCCTGAACATACTGCCAGATCGCCGAGCGACTTCCATCCGAAAGCTCAGAATTCCACATGGACTCGAGGTCGAGGGTCTTCAAAATTCCATAGCTACGCGAAAGTTCCTCGAAGATCTTCTCATCCTGATTGCGAATCAGATCTTCGTGAGGCTTCACATTTTTCATAAACGTTTCCAGACATACACCAGCATCCTTCTTGATCAGCATGCCGACCGTGTTCCTGTAGGTCTTCACAATGGTATTCTCTGGGAACGTGTGAGCCAGTTCATCCACAAACTGTAGAAGAAGTTCGTTAAATGTATCTACACTGGCCATTTCGTACTATTTAAAAGGAGTAAAATCTTTAATTACATACCGCGACTAACTTCTGGAAAGGGCGTCTCATAAATCTCCTCGCGCTGAGAGATGCCGAGATAGACGATCGCGCCTACCAGAATGGCATTCAGAATCGCCGGTTTGATCATGTCCGCATTCCTGGGAGGCGCCTCGCGATTGATACGGGCGACCAACTGGATGTAGGCCATTGTGACGACCGCACCGACCAAAGCCGCGATCAAAGGATTTTTAAGCGAATCGCTGATCATTATTACATAAAGCAGATTTTAGTATGTTTAACGGTTCGCATTGGGATTTATAGAAAAATCTTCTTCTTCGTCCATCGGTGTCATGGGCGCCCTCCTCATAATCTTGTCGTTGAACGTAAAATTCTTGGTCTCCTGAGGTGGTTCCATGTCCGGTTCTTCTGATGCCATTTCAGGTTCCGGTTCAGGTTCCGGTTCCTGTTCAGGTTCTTCGTGTGATTCCTCATCATATTCACCTCCCACGGGAATCTCCCCCTCGCTTGGAAACATACCAGTCTCTTCTTCCATTGGCTCGGGCTCAGGCTCGGGCTCGATCGTCTCACCGTTCATGACGTCCACGGCATTCTTGTTAAGGTAGGTCTTCAGGATCTGATTGATCGGAAGCATCTCCTTGACCGTCTCTTCGACCACCCCTTCCATCCGCTTGATGAGATCCTTGCGACGGTCGTTCCTGCTCCCGACCTCCTGATAGATGTAGGGATCCTCATAGATCCGCTTGGCGACGTTGGTGTAGACGCCCAGCACGAAAACGTCGTTGGTGGGAATCTTGAGAGACACCTTGCGCGAGTCCTTGGAGAGCCTGACCGACGAAATGATCTTGACCGTGGCCACGAAGCATGCCGCCGTCATCTCATCCAGGCATCCACCACACCTATCCACACACTTGCCGACCTCTGAATCGATCCGATAGTTGTTCCACTTAGGGATATTGGCGAGTTTCTCCTGAAACATTTTGAGCGTGTTGCGTCCCTGGGTCTCCACCTTGGCTTCGGCGTAGAGCGAGTCCATGCAGTCCAGAGCGCTGGGCAAAATTGTGGACGAAAGTTGGTTCAATAGTTCCTTCTTGGCCTCCACAAGAACATTAAGGTTATTGTCCATAGTTACTGATAAAATGTATTTAATTCAGCGATATTTGTCCGCGGCTTTTTTGAGGTTCGCGAGGGATGCAAACTCATTTTCCGGCTCTTTGGGCTTGGACTTGGGCTTGGAACTGGACTTTTTGGACGTCTTGGGGTACCACGAAACAAACAATTGACCATTTTCATATAATTGTGTGAAGAAACCGCCGTTGATGAATTGTCGCTCGACGTACTGGGCGGCCTTGTTCAGGTCAAATGAAGGGAATCCTATAAGGAACGAAGGCACCTGAACCCAAGTTTCGTGCAGTCCCAAATCAGCGACTTGCCTCACCTTGGTGCTGGCGCGTTCGTAAATCTCCGTATAGAGTTTCTTTTTTAGCTCTCGTTTTCTGTGGTCGATCTGTTGAACTTCGTCCACCCTCAAGGGCATTTCTATTAATCTTTTAGTTTTTACTAATTCACATTTGTCGTATCCTCGTCTGGATTATTGGCGAGCCACTCGGTTGCAGCGGAAACGGTCTTACTATACCTCATGTCTTCGCCATCGCCCCACTTGTCCTTGATCGCCTTATCGACAAGTGCCAGGGCGCTCTTGTTGGGCACGTTAGAGTTGGCAATGGTATCGTAGGGCATCCATTCGCCTGCAGTGAGTGTATCCTGAAAAGCCTTGATCTTTTCGCCGTTCTTTAAGGGCTGACTGGTAATACCTTGAATCTTGATGCCATCCTCATCTCCAATGGCAATAACGTCCACTTCGGTACCGTAGAAGCGCTCTGTTTCAAGAAGCAGGAAACGGCATCGGTACGTCGCTGGAACATTATCAGGAACCGTGGAATAGTTCTGATCTCGCTTGAGTTGATCAAGGTAGTTGATCAGTGCGGTTCGAGCTAATTGTTCTTGATCAGTGCCGTCTCCGTCCCTGGTGAGTAAGGCGTTCTTGTCACGAGCCTGAAGGAACTCGACATATGAATCATAAACGTCTGGGCGTTTCTGTTTGAGTTCGCTAATCTTGTCCGGTGAATCAAACACTTGAATGAAGATAGTTTCAATTGGGAACATTTTCAGCCCTTGTGTATTGAATATTTCATTGACGGTGGCGTCCAAAATCTTCTTAATCATAAATGCTTTGATCGATACATCCTCTACTGGGTTTCCGGTAATCTCGAGATTACCTTCTGTTATCACACCGGTGACGGCGGGACGGAATCCAGCGAACCCGCGATCCCACCTGAGTCCCTCGCGGTTCATGACAAGGTATCCCACAATCGCGACAACCAGCACGATGAAAAATATAGTCTGCATACGCATCTTATATACTGGTGCGAAATTATATCCCCTGATAAATTCACCAACGCTTGTAAGAAAGCATGTTTGCCATCATGTTGTACAGTCCACGCTGTCAACACTGTCTTGAGATATTCAATCTATTGGATCAATGTCCTATCAAGGATCAGATCAAGTACCAAAACATTCACGAAGAATCTGTTCCAGAAGATTATCGCAAGGTGCTTACCCATGTTCCAGCATTGATCACCAAGGACGGGAGACCTTTGATGGGTCCAGAAGTCAAGCAGTGGGTTCTTTCCATGATGCCAAGTGAAGTGGAATCCTTTGATCATTCGGCATTCGCATCATTTGATGGAAATCCCACTTCGGCACCAGGTCTATTTGATCTTGAATCCTATGGCGCTCCGCTGGCGCCTCTTATGACACCCGAGTTGGAAGCCAAGATAAACAAGAAAACCACAACTAACTAAATGATCACAAACCCAGAAGAAGTTCCAAAGTCACTTGGAAATACATATTCGTATAAACAAGGATACAGTTCGTGGAAAGAATTCATCAAGGAACGTGGGGACTCTGGATTCAAACAATTTCTTGAAGATCTTTATGTGCGCGAATTAAAGAAAACGCGCAATGATTCTAGTAAATGTTCTTGAAAACTATTCAAGCAACTGCATTTAAAAACATCTTTGAGGTTCTCAAAGACATCCTCAACGATGTTAATGTATCTTTTAGCAAAAAGGGGATTCACATGTTGACCCTAGACAATGCTCGCACTGCTATGGTAGAACTATTTCTGGATGGTAATCAATTTGAAGAATATTCATGTGAAAATGAAATTATTGTTGGTATTAATACCACAAATGTTTTTCGTGTTTTGAAGTCTGTCACAGTAAATGATGTACTGGTAATGAAGATTGAAGAAAATCATGTACTAAATATTTCTATTGAAAATAGTACAAAAAAGAGCAAAAGTCATTTCAACCTTCGACTCTTGGACATAAACGACGAGATGTTTGAAGCACCAAAACTCGTGGTAATGAGTATTACAACTTTTCAGACCGTAGATTTTCAGCGGTTGTGTAGAGATATTTCGCATATTGGTTCTGAACTTGTAATAGAGAGATCATTCAAAAAGATTGGGTTCCGATGCACTGGTGACTTTGCAGAACAGTACACTGAATATGACATCGACTCTGATACCACCAAATTCGATTCTATGAAAGATGTATTTTCACTTAAATATCTAAATCTTTTCACAAAGGCAACATCAATGTGTTCCAATATGAAACTTCACCACCACGGAGAGGAGATGCCTCTCGTCCTGGAGTATAAGGTTACTTCACTAGGTGAACTTAGATTCTACTTGGCACCAAAGTGCGAGGAGTAAGTTCTTCATTCTTCTTAATAACAATCTTTTTACCAAACATATAGACGTGCCACTCATCTGGTACCTCTTCATTGGCATCAAATAGATCCTCCATACGGATGTCTTTGACGTTGTGAAAGTCCGACCTCGGTCCGGCGTAGCGCAGAAATCGAGCTGTATCCCACATCTTCACTTCGCCATTTTCCATGACTGCCTCGACCTTGTTAATCATGATCGGCCCTTTCATTCCTTCCGATTCTTCAATATCACGTATCCTGCGCATAGGGTCTCTGGTCACCATAGAATAAGGTGCACCGCGGTAGGTATATTCCTGCTCATAACGAATGTTCTCAACACACTCTGGCTTCTTTCTACGCAACACGTAAATGGCATCCCTGAAGTCTGGATAGTAACACGTGATATAGGTCTCTCCTGAGTTCATCAAAGGCCAGCCCTCCATAATTCGCTTCCACTCTGGCGAAGGAAAAAGACAATCTTTTTTTGTATTAATATCATAGATCATTTTCAAAGGCATAGTTACCTTATAGGGATCCTCGTTATACCACCACCCGACAAGCTTGACGAGAAAATTATACATTTAAAGTTATAACGATACTTTTCTTTAAATGAGTTTACTCGAACGATATAACACAAAAATCAAAGAATATGAGAATGATCAAAATGCTTTACATGAATACATAACTATGGCATCCCCTTATATAAAAAGATATCACGAAGAGAATTGTCGTCGTGATATATTTTTAGAATATATGCGCGTAGTAGAACAAGATATTACACAAGCAATTGATACAGACTTTAATACTACAGATACAATAAACAAAAACGATAATTGTAAAAATTGTAATTCTACAAATGTGCACGAAAATGAGACCGAAGGAGAAATCGTATGTCAGGATTGTGGTTCATGCGAGAGTTATATAGCCACCAGATTATCCTACCAAGACGAACAGGACATTTCAAAGAATACTCAATATTCATATAAAAGACAGAATCATTTCAATGAATGGGTTCAGCAATTTCAAGGTAAAGAAACGGCTAATATTCCAGATGAATTGATAGAACAATTGCGTTATGAACTCAAGAAACAGCGTATTGAACAAGTATCTAAAATAACTCACGCCAAGGTACGAGGCCTCTTGAAAAAAATGCGCCAAAATAAATACTATGAACACATCCCTTATATTGCCAATATTCTTACCGGCGTGAGACCGCCAGAAATGCCGATCGCTCTCGAAGAGCGTCTCAGACTCATGTTCAATGAAATACAGGAACCCTTTGACCAGGTGTGTCCCAAGGATCGCAAGAACTTTCTGAGTTATCCATACGTTCTTTACAAATTCTGCGAACTTTTGGGAGAAGACCAGTACCTTCCCTACTTTCCACTTTTGAAGTCCAAGGAAAAACTCACTCAACAGGATGTCATATGGAAGGACATGTGTGAAATTCTCAAGTGGGAATTTATTTCAACAGTATAACTAGCAAGGATGTCGTCCTACATGAGACTGAATGATGGAATTTCCATCAATAAGATAAATCCGTACGCCGACCCGATGAATTTTACGCCGGGTGTCCCTCTGGGTGGTGCTTACAAGGCGGTATATAAACCCTCAGATGAACCCCAGGTGGCGCTTGTTAACGCCGTTCGCCCCGTAGGGGATGCGCTCGGAGGACCACTTGAAACCCACATGACAGAAACGAGTCAGGGGTGCGAGAAGACCATCGCCGCGGGGTGGAGAACCCCGTACTACTGCACACCGGGATCTCAGAATTATCCACTGAACAGGAAACCAGTACCAGAGCGAACATATTCACTGCCTCCTTGGAACGACACACCCAAACCCAACGAACCCATCACCGTAAAAAAGGAGGGCATGGTCGGTAGTATGGACGCTGCAAACTTCGCGGGTAACGCTGCTTCAGCTATACTCATAGCCCTCAGTATTATGACGCTCGTCAAATTTTTGTAATTTTGACGCTCTCTATTTTAGGGTTTCGTTTTTCTATTGTATCCCTCTCGAACTGAATTTTATTCAGGATACCTGGGCACTCGTGAAACTCCACTTGAATACAAGAGGTACACAGAGACGCGTGATCGCAGTAAGCACATGGAACGCAGATAATCTTCTTTCTTTTACAGTGACCACATCTCATATTAAAGAAGTGAGGAGTCTTACTTTTAAATATGGAAGCCAAAAACTTTCGAACCTTTCTTGGAAACGTCATCAAAGCGCGTGATGAAATCCAGGAACCTAAGCCCACGTTGCCTAGAGTGTCTACGATGACGGTCATGGGAGGCAGGGATGGCATCACGACCCCTCTCGCGACTTTCAAGGAGAAGTTTGTCGACGGGACCGGTGGTTGGAACATGGGAACAACCCATTTCAACAACTCACTGACACTGTCAAAGGATGTCGGCGAAACCAAAAAGCGCTCTGTCAAGTTGTTTCCGAACGGGAAGATTCACGTGACAGGATCATCTACACCAATGGAAGGACTGGAAATCATCCAGGAGATCCAAAAAATAGTAGATGAGGTCTTTCCCGAGACCAAAAACAATCCCGTGTCACCCATGGAAATACAGATGATCAATGCAACGTTCCGTCTCCCTCACGGCATCGATCAGATGGCTTTGTTGGATCTTTACAAGAAACACAAAAAGTTTGTGAAAAAGCCATCTTACAGTCCAGAGACTTACTCGGCGGTGAAAGCCAAGATGTTCAACATGACGGTCAGTGTTTTTAAAACCGGTAGCATCGTAATGTCGGGCGCCAAGAATTTCAAGGATATCGCCATGGCATACAAGTTCTTGATCAGAATTCTTTATGATCCACTAGTCGAGGGGGACTTCATAAACTTCAAGGAAAAGAATGACAGAATGGTACATCAGAAAGAATCATTCCACCAGAGGATCAGAGATTTTTATCTACTGAATAAGTAAAAGATGTCTCAGCGTCTTGGTATGGCCGATGGTCGCGCCTTCACTATTTACACCTCTAACCAGCTGATCAACGATAAGATCATGGCTGATAATGGTATTGCGTATCCTCTTAACTACCAGTACCGCCAGCTGATCACCAAGATGGGTCCTGATCTGCTCAAGCCCATCACCGACCTTCAGCGCGTGGGTCCGGTGCCCTCCAATAGCATCACTCGGTGCTTCTCGGCGGATGTCCCGCTGCTCAAGGTCCCCAAGACTAATTAAATAATAAACTCCTTGAAATTCCATTATGGACTACGTAAAGCAATTTCAAGATGCATGTGCCGCTATGAAGAAGGACGGAACTCTTACCCAGGAGAGGATGACCGTCGCCTGGCTCATGTTTATGCCCAAGGATCAGGCCGAAAAGGCCGTCAATACTGCTAGAAAACTTAGTTCGCGTAAAGCAGAGCCCCCATCCCGTTCTGGACCCTGAGAATGTTGTAATTGACCGCATAGATAGGACCATTGATACTTGAATCGTTGATGAGTTTGATCGAATCCATGCGCGAAAAGTTGCACGTTCCGGTGGGCTGGAGCTTGGAGGCATCCAGACAGAAGGGGATCATCAGTTTTACATTGTAGTATCCAGTAGTACTATTGGCTGCATCCGTTCCAGACTGAGTCTGATGATGATAGGCCGAAACCGCAGTGTAATGTGGAATCGCTTGCTTCTTTTCACCTACATCCGTACCGTTAAGCTGAAGAAGAACCTTTTGGTCTGCAGCAAACGCGCTTGCGGTGGAAGCAATAAACTTAACCGGGTGATTGAACGGAAGTTCGGTCGTCTTGTTATTCGGCGCCGGGATATTCTGTACCTGATGAATAAGCATATCCATAGGTCGTTCAGACATCATGCGACGCTCGGGCTCGTCCAGAAAAACATACCTGGACCATGCCTCGATTGACGAACTGCCAACAAGAATGGCATCTGTAGCCGTGTAGGTAAGAGAAGTCGCGCTATAGTTTGGCGATCCGCTGTCCGCAAGAACATCTCCGGTAATCAGACCAGCTCCATCAACAGTATATCCTGTGATACCGGCGGCAGTGAGTGCATCCCTAAGAGTAACTCCAGTGTCAGCCTCCACTGCATCGGCGGCTGCTTTGAATGTAGACTCAAGTGTGGCGCGATTGGGGTAGGTGTTGGGCGCTTCTGTTGCAGTAAATCCAACAGCTTGTGCAGCCTTGTAGTTGGCAATCGCGGTCGTGATGGCTGTATCCAATGGGCTGATGTCGGTGCCCCAGTAGATTCTCATCTCCACATCGTGGTACTGGAGGGCAATCAAGGGGAGTGCCGACTGCCAGTTCTCAGAGAACCAGAATTTGATAGGGTAAAAAAAGTTGGTATTGTCTTTACCACTTGGACCTGGACCAAATATACTCTTAGAAAGTGTATTCGCCATAATTTCAGTGGAAATGTAAGCCGAAAAATCATAGTCCTGAGAGTCAATTTTTTGCCCTCCAATGTAAAGTTCGATCTTATCTATCATAGTGGACCATGTGGGTTGTATAACAGTATTATAACTATTTTTAGCCATAAGGTAAACATAAGAAAGAAGATCACCCTTGCGTTCAAAGCGGATCGTCGAGAATCCGTTATTTTTAGGAACGCCTTGAATGACCTCCCGTTCAATCACACTGGAAAAGTTCGAGTGACGTTTGTAGGATGATTGAAAAAAGCTTATCTCGGGATTTCCGACGATATGTGCATCCTGGGCACCGATCGCCACCAATTCTGCAAGTCCTCCCGACATATTACTAATAATACTTTAGATATTTAGTTCGCGTATAGCAATCCACCCATGCCGTTCTGGACTCTGAAAATATTGTAATTAACCGCATAAATATCGGCATTGATTGCAGAACTGCATACCAACCTGGCAGAGTCCATGCGCGAAAAGTTGCAGGTGCCTGTGGGCTGAAGCTTGGATGAGTCCAAACAGAAGGGAATCATAAGAGTCGCAGATTCAAACCCTTCACCTGGATCCGTGCTACTTGGGCCATATGGAACGTGATAGTAACAAGATACCTGGTTGTAGTGAGGGATCGCTTGTTTCTTCTCTCCGACATCCACACCGTTGAGCTGGAGAACGACTGTGTTTGATGCGTCGAAAGCGCTTGCGGTCGAAGCCAAGAACTTGACGGGATGGTTGAATGTGAGATCGGCAGTCTTCAATGAGGGACTAGGAATCCGCTGAACCTGGTGAATCAACATTTCCATAGACTTCTCTGCCATTGACCGACGCTCATCGGCATCGAGGTATACGTAGCGAGCCCAAGCCTCGATGGTGTGATTGGCGGGAAGACTGGAGCTCCAGTAGATCCTGCACTCCACATCATGGTACTGGAGGGCAATCAGAGGAAGCGCAGACTGCCAGTTCTCACAGAACCAAAACTTGAAGGGATAAAAGTACCCATCATTTGAACCAGATACGTCCGGTGTTGGTCCGAAGTTGGTCTTAGAGAAAGTGTTTGCCATAATATCCGTATGAATCTTGGTCGAGTATTCAAAATTTTGAGTATCGATTAACTGCCCACCAATATACAATTCGACCTTGTCCACGATCTCATTCCAGTTAGTATTGGTCACCGATCCTGCGGCGCTTACGTTACTGAGATAGACGTACGAAAGAAGGTCACCCTTGCGCTCAAAGCGGATCGACGAAAGTCCACTCGCCGACGGGGTGTTCTGAATCACCTGACGATCAATCACGCTAGAAAAATTAGTGTGACGTTTGTACGATGATTGGAAAAATGACACCTCTGGGCTACCGACCAGGTGACTATCCTGAGCCCCCAGTGCTACCAATTGCGTAATGCCACCAGACATATTTCAGTTATTACTATTGGACAATAAAATATTAACAAATATTAAGACGTGGTCATTTTTCCATAGAGTTAGGTACAGAGACCTAATCGAATCCTGGTGAGTATCATTCTTGATTGACTCAACTCCCACCACACCTCGACCTCGTCACCGACCTTGTAGTCCATGATGGGCTTGAGGTCGTCACACTGAATTTTATACGGCCTTCCGTATCGCCATGGCACCTTCAACTGGACGTTTTCCACTTGAATGTACCGTCTCCCAGACTCCGCCTCGTAAAGGGACTTTGTGATCTTTCCGATGAGCGGATTAGAGTGCATACCTTTCCCTACAGGCGCGATAAATCTTTAAGGTCTTGCCACTAAGTCTGCACTCCCTGGGGACCACGCGGATTGCC